TAGATAGTAATTTTGATTATACATTGCAGACAACCATTCAGGAAAGGTTAAGGAAAATAAAAAGACTGAAGCGGATGTCTAAAAGTGCAATAAAAAAGTCACTTTATTCTTTAAGACACTCAAGTGTTCGAGATGCAAACAAGAAAACAGCAGATATTATTGCGGTTTATGATAATACAATACGGGATATAGTCATAGCAGTAGCAGATATATGCGAGTCGGTTATTCAACTTGGTTATACTGTGGATTTAGATGCATTTGATAAAGAGGATATTGAGGAAAGATATTTTTCGGACGGATATCTTCAATGCTTTTCTGATATTTATAGGAAGTTTCACGAGCTAAGGGGCAAACTATGACGCAAAAAGTTGCAAAAAAACCTTCACTAAATGACTTAGAAGAAATACTTGGATCTAAAGAGAGGGTTTTATTTTATTTAGCATGGCTCAAGAATGATAAAAATGCAACAGATGCATATCAGGAATTGCATCCAACTGCTCAAAAAAGTACTTGTCAGGTAAATGGAAGCAGAATGTTGTCTAAAATTCCGTTAGACCTCATAGCTACAGCTTATGGATTGGGTTATGAAAAATACTTCGATGTACTAAAAAATGCTATGAATGCAACAAAGTGGAACGACTTTACAGGAGACAGAGAACCGGACTACAAAACTATAAAACCATATCACGATAAATTGGGAAAACTACTTGGTATTGAACAAGAACAACAAACAAACGTACAAGTAAATGTATTAAACAAACTTGATTCTTATAAGAAGGATTATAACCTTGATGAATAACGGGTACAAAAAATGGATTGAAGAAAACCTATCTATCGTTAACAAAGAAGGGGTGCTTGTGCCTTTCAAGTTAAACTCCATACAAGATAAGTATTTGACACAGGATACTTCAAACAGAAAGGACATAATTTTGAAGGCGAGGCAACAAGGATTTTCAAGTCTGATATTGGCTATATTCACAGCTGATTTTTTAGTCAGGGAAAATGTTTATAACGTAGTAGTTGCTGATAATACTGATAATGCTCAAGGACTGCTAAAAAGGGTTAAAGACTACCTTCGCTGTATTGATCCGAACATAGAAAAAGCGTTGAAGTATAACTCAAAGTATGAGATGTACCTTGAAAGGTACAATAATACTTACAAGATAGGTACTGCCGAAAACATAAACTTCGGTAGATCAAAAACGATAACGAATTTACATCTGAGCGAGGCTTTTTTCTATCCTCATTTACAAGATATACTTGCAGGTGCGCTACAGGCGCTTGTACCAACAGGAAAAGCAATTATTGAAACTACAGCAAACGGCTTTAACGAAGGAAAAGAATTATGGGATAGGTCGGTGCTTGGGGAGTCAGGGTTTAAGCCATTATTTTACAACGCGGAAGACTTCTATTCTAAAAGTTTCTTAGAAGAAAAGAAAAAAGAACTTGGGGAAAGACTTTATAAGCAGGAATATCCCGGCAACCCAACAGAAGCATTTATAACATCAGGTCAGTGTTTTTTTGATACTGAGTCACTTGCACGCTATCTTAAAGAAGCCAAAGAACCAATGAAAGAAGGGATATATGTTCAGACAATATAGAAATATAGAAAAAGGGGAATTCATTATTGTAGGGGCAGATACATCTGCAGGTATGGGGGATTATTGTGCTGTCCAATTTTTATCTAAAACAAAACTTGATATTCCGCTTGTTTATCATTCTAAACTACTGGCAACAGAAATGACTAACGCCATCTATCCTGTAATTGAAAAGATAGCAGATGTTACAGGTATTAAACCTGTTGTGGCTTATGAAAGAAATAACGGCGGGGTTTTTGAGTTAGAAAGACTTGCTACACTAAACAGGCTTGGAAAGTATAGGATTTATAAGATGATTACGTATGGAAATATAAACAACCCTAATGAGTCAAAACTCGGCTGGGATACCAATACTGCTACAAGACCTAAAATGTTGGCTGATTGGAAAGAAGCGATAGATAAGCACTTGATAGCCATATATGATAAGCCGACAATAGAAGAACACTTCAGTTTCATTCTATCTCAAACATCATCATCGGTTAAAGCAATGGCTGAAACCAATGCTCATGATGATCTGGTGACAAGTTGCGCTATCGCATATCAGTTATATCAGACAGAAGAACCAACCAAGTTAAAGGTTGACTTTAAGGACTTTCCTGATGATTCAAAGTTGTTTAATAGGGGTTTTTATTAAGGTTTTTGACACAATAATTTAATTGTGTTAACTACTAATAGTAGCAACCTTATAAGGAGTATTTTTATGCCAACCAAACCAATAGATACAAAGATAGATAAAGATAATTTATTTTCGGATTTTAAGGCGTCAGACAAGTATGTGGAAACAAAACGTTCCGACTGGGATGAAAAAGAAGATATATTTTTCTGCAAAAACCCCGATGAGATAACGGAAGATGAAACTAAGTCACAAATTAACGACCCGCGACTTGCAACTTATGTTTTAGAACGTTCTGGCAGGGTATGTTCACAACTGCCAACAGGAAAGCCGTTTGCACTATCAAAGAACGATAGGGGCAAAAACAAGTTGATGACGCTTGTCTTAAACAAATGGGTATATCCCAATGCTAAAAGTCAATTTCCACTTATAACTAAGTTCAAACTACTTGATATGTATTCTTTAATTTACGGCTCATCGTTTGGACTTGTAGACTGGGTAGTGGACAAACAAAAAGGATATATCGGACCAGACCTGTTTCTGCTTAATATAAGGGATGTATTTCCACAAGCAGGTGCCATTTCTTTAGAAGACTCGGACTTCATTTATGTATCAACTTTAAAGACCAAAGAATGGCTAAAAACAAGGGATAAGGATACTTGGAAGAACATTGATAAGGTGCTGAAAGGTAAAACTAAAGGCACATCTCGTTCTGAAATGTCCAGCGAAAGAATATCAACAAGATATGCAGAATTCTACAATTCCTATGATGCAGGTGGTAAAGACAACCCGTACATTGAACTTATTACAAGATACGAAAGGGATAAATGGATAACATTTGAACCTGAAACAAGGGAAATAGTAAGGGTAATTGAAAACCCGCACAAGAATGGTGAACTACCTGTAATTGTAAAGCACTGCTTTCCGCTTTTAGATGATTTCTTTGGATTGGGGGAAATTGAACGCGGGGCTACACTGCAAAAAGCAATAAATTCACTTATTAACTTATACTTTGACGGGGTTAAAATGGAGTTATTTCCGCCTTTACAGATAAACCCTAATGAGGTCATCGCATCTTCAATTAAAATGAGACCCGGAGCCAAAATGTATGTAGACAGACCAAACCAGTCGGTACAACCTATGGTGGTAGCAGATAAAAGTTTGGCTACATTCCAGTCTTCGTACAACTTCTTACTTGGTGCGTTGGAAAATACAAATGGAACATCTTCAACATCTGTAGCACAGCAATTTGATACAACAGCAGGAAAGACGCCACAAGCATTGAGAATGCAAGCGGCAAGGGAAAACACAAGGGATATGATGGACAGATACCAGATGGAGGTTACAGTACAAAATGTGGTAGAAAAGTTTGTTAACCTACAAGCCAATAAGATGGAAGCTCCTTTGATCCTATCTTTATTTAAGGCAGAAGTAGAAACCATTGAAAAGGAATTTCCGGACATCGTGGAGTTCTTTGAGTCAGGTGAAGGTGCAAAACTAACAATTGATAAAGACATTCTAAAAGGAAAATATAGGTTTGAAGTTGATTCGGGTTCAATGATAAAAAGGGACGATGAATTGGAACTTGCAAACCTGAATACAATGTTACAGGTTGTACTTAATAATGCACAAATAAACCCTCAAACAGGAAAAGTGGAGTCCCCGCTCATAAGTGTAATGGAAGAAAACGGTAAGAAAATAAACACCGCAGAACTATTCAAACAATGGGTGATAAAAGCAGGTGTGAATGATTGGGACAAGATAATTATTGAAAACCAAGAAGAAGAAGGAATACCGCTTGACCAAATGGACCAAGAAATAGCACAGTTTGAACAGCAGTTGGGCGGACAACCAGCAGGACCAATGGGACCAGCAGGACCAGCAGGACCAATAGGTGGGCAGATGGGTGGAGTAGGACCAGAAGGGGGGATATATGCCTGATACACAAGCAGTAGCACCAAATAATGCGGACTTTCTGAGGTTTATTAAGGAAATGCGAAAGGATAACGAAAAGAAAAACACTTCTGTAGATGACCATATATCGGACTTAGCCAGCACTGAAGGATGGAAAGACTTAAAAGAATGGATGTTGAAAAGAAAGTCAAGGTTGCTTGAATTAAAAGACTTTGACTTAAACGGGGCAAATTATGAGGAGATGGGAAAGTTGTTTTACTTTGCAAGACTTGTGGGGGAAGAAATAGACGCGATCATTTCCAAAGTAGAAACTACCCATAAAGTCGTTGAGGGAGAATGAAGAAGACTTTGAAGAGGAATGGGAAGAACGCCCTAAACTTTCAAAGGAAGAAATTAAAAAAAGGGCTTCTGAAAAGTGGGAACAGTCTAAAAAAGACTGGACTGAATTAACAGAAGAAGTGTACGAAAACACTATTGAGGGCAAGTGGGTACAAAAAGGACCGTACCTCTACAAGAAAGATGCAAAATTAGAGTTTGCAACATATATCGGAAATGACTATATGTTAACCGGAGTTGACGAAAATGGGAGACCTGTGTTAATAAGTAAGAAGTAAGTATATATTTAAAGTGGTAGTGGTTAAAAGTTGTATTGGTGGGGTAGAAATATTTACTCGATAAATCTACTCTACTAACATAGCTTTTAATTAAGCTATAAAAGACGACCTTATATAAGGAGTTAAAACACAGAAACGTGCTATTTAACCTTTTTATCGTCGGAAGCGTAGCAGCCTGACGCTTGACCGTAAGTGGCGTGTAATAAAATTAAAGAAGGGATTTTTTCAATGGCAGAAGGAAATCAAAGAAGAAATAGAACAGGTCTCACAAGATGTAGATCCTGAAAGTGAGCCTGAAACAACTGAAGTCCCTACGGACGAAGAAGTTGATAGTAATGAAGTTGAAGAAATAAAGTCCGAACGCGGCAAAAACCGAGTTCAAGAGTTAGCGAATAAAGCCAAAGCGCTTGAAAGCGAAAAAGAAGAACTTGAAAACAGAATAGCAGAACTTGAGCCTTTAGTTGCTTCTGCACCTGTTGAAGATAATTTACTTAAACAAATTGAGGATTTCTCCCCGCAATTGTCGGGGGACTATGAATCCGACTTACGAACAGTGGAGGACAGAGCAACAAAAAAGGCTTTAGAGGAAGTAAGAAGGGAACAGATGAAAAAAGATATGCTGGTATCAGATATCTTAGCCTGCGAGGAGTCCTATCCAGAACTTCGTAAGGATTCTGATAAGTACGATGAAAAGTTGTCTACAGAAGTAGTATCTTTTTATACAGAATTAAGGGCATTGAACCCTAATGTACGTCTGAAACCTGTTGTAGACCGCTTAATGAAAATTAAAGGTTATACAGCAAATAAAAGCAGGGCAGAAATTGCACAGAACCTCAATAAACAATTGAGTGAAGGTGCTACAACCCCTTCTACTAATTTGACAAGTGATAAAGAAACTAAAGACCTAAGTCTTGAAGATATAGAAAAAATGGTCGGAACCGTATCGGCATATTAAGAAGAAGGTGAAAAAATAAAATGGCATCAACAACATCAACACTAAGCCAACTAATGTCGACTTATTACGATAAGCTGTTTATTAGTATGGTAAAAAGAAGCCAGATAATGGAACAGGGTGCGCAGAAAAGACCGCTTCCAACTGGTAATGGTAAGGTAGTGTACTTCCAAAGATATAGCCCGTTGGCACTGATATCGTCTTCTCCTACAGAGGGAGAAAATCCTGATGCAGTGGATCTATCAGCAACCAATGTTAGTTGCACAGTCGCGGAGTATGCTTCTTATACCAGGATCTCTAAGCTGTTATCCTTAACCGCTATTGACCCTAAAATGAAGGGGGCAGTTGAGGTAATGGGTATAAACGCAGGAGAATCAAGAGACGCTTTAATAAGAGCTGAATTAGACAATGGTACTGCACAATTAGCAGGATCAAAAACTCTAATATCAAATATAGCGTCTTCGGATACATTCTCAGCCAACGAAGTCAGAAAAGCCGTCAGAACTTTAAAGCTTCAAAAAGCTATGAAGTATGACGATGGTTACTTCTTAGGTAAAACTAATCCTTATGGATCGTACGCTTTAATGGGCGACTCCACTTGGGTTAATGCACATACCTACAAAGATGGCGACAACCTTTACAAGGGTGAACTTGGAAGATTACAC